CAAATCAGCCAACTGCTTCTGCAACTCAGAAGCCAAACCAGCAGCCTGCAACTCATACTGAGCCTGCTCCTGCTGTTGCTGACGCATCAAATCCGAAAAATCACGAACCCTCTGTTCCGCAAACTCGGTCAAACCCTTGCGCTGGATACCAGAGGCAACACGAGGACCAGCAAGACCCCGAGTACCGTAAGACCGCATCACGGCAGGAGTTGCACGCTGATACGTCTTCAGCAAATCCTGTGTGCGTCGACCAGACGCTTCCTCTGCAAGGAATCTGCTGTAAGCCTGCATCGCCGCATTAGAGCCATAGTTCTGTGTCAGCGCACGACGCTGTGCATCATAAACGCTTGGGTCGTATGCCATTAGTCTCTCCTCATCCTTCCGTACTGGTCACGACTACGGCGCATAGCGCCGATGTCTGACTGCATCGCACCAATTGTCTTATTCAAATCCGTAATCTCCTGAACCAACACAGCAACAATCTGGCGGATTGCCGTAGCATCCGCTGACTGAAGCGTCGTCAACGCAGGGATTTGAATCTGCTTCATCATCCGAAAATCTGACTCCCAAGAACGACTTGGTCACTATCTCCAGATGCGCCAACACCGGGCGCAAGTTTTGCAGAAGTGATTGCGGCATCTGCAATCTTTACCGTGCTTATTGCACCAGCATCAATGTTTGTTCCACTCGACAAACCATTGACATAGTTTTCTACTGCGCTGAAGTTTGCATTTACCTCAGATGCTTCAGAAATTGTTCCAGTAACAAATGTATGCGGAATCGCAATAGCCATTATCCCGTGACCTTTCGTGTGTTGAACTTGTACGCAATGCTGTCAAGACCCCAGTAAAGACCACTAGGACCTGTAAACAGCAACTGCACAGAACGAGCCAAACCAAGATTTGAGCCCTTTACAACCTGTGCACCCTCTGCAATGACACCCCATTGGTCGATTCCCCATCGACCAGCACCCCAATACATTCCACGAGCAGATGCCAAAAGGGTAATGTCGAAATTCTTTCTTTCGTTGCCAATGGCTTCTTCATAATTGTGGTAAACCTTGACATTGATTGTTCTTTCGGTGTCAACCTGCTTCAGAACAAAATCTGGTCGACGGAACATCTTCTTCATTGAGTAGGAACGACCGTCAACCCATCCAGTTCTGTAATAACTGGTAAAACCAGTTTCCACTCCACCAAGCAAATCCTTTTCTTCGTCGTACATGTCGACTTCAAGAACTCGTGGAATGTTTGGATGGCACATGTAGTACTTTGTTCCACCAGCAGACGTAGTAAAATCTATGCCAGAAATCGGAGCATAACCATCGGCCGTACGGTGCGCAACCCATGAACCTCTACCGATAGATGGGTCAAACACAAATGATGTAGAAGGGTAATTCACACTCGTTGTTCGTGAATACGGCAACGAAACCCACACTCGACGGTTCACATACGAAACTGTGATGTCATTCGTTTCTGCCGTACTGATGTGCCCGTTCGGATACATTGGACGAAGATTGTCGAATAGGTCAACAACCTGTGTTCCGTTGTAATAGTGCAAACCCTGTGGATGTGAGTAGAAGTAAACTCCACCTTCTGCTACGGCTACACACTCATGTGACAGCGCACCAAGTTTTGCCGACAACTGAACAACCTGAAAGTCGGTTGAGTCATATCCATAAACAACAAATATGGCATTCTTTTTGAATACAACCAACTGTCCGTTGACCGACGCTAATGCGGTAATTCCATCGGTACCGCCTTCAAAATCAATGTAGTCATCTGCCATCCAGTCTTCTGGAAGATTTTCGTGCGACCAACGAACACGATTGGGGTGCACAACCGAGTTCTCTGTTGTGTAGGCCGCAAACATCTTGTTGGCATGAACCAACAAATGTTCTGCGGTTGGAATCTTTCCACCAGTTGGAGTGTTGTACGCCTGCCACGCATTAGGGTTTGTCCCACTAGCCGTAAGTGCTGTGGCATATGTATCAGTTGTCCTCCACTTGTAGCCACCGTTACCAGAAGTTCCCATACACATGTACAAGGTCTTTCCCCATTGAGCAAAGCAAGCACCATGTTGGGTGGTTGGGGTGACATCATTTCCGGCAGAATACTGCAAAGTACTAAAGTTTGTTCCAGTTGACTTGTAAACCTTCGACTGCGTAGTCAACATGATGTTTGGTGTGTCACCCTGAAATGCGTACAACTTCTGTGGTGTCCACGTACCGCTAATGGCTGTCGTATTGATTTCACGCATGGCCCCACGAAGGAACAAACCACCACGAGGGTCAATTTCCACATTCAACATGTCGGGTGACTCATTGCGAGCCAACTGAAACTGGTCTGCTCGAAGGTTCAGCCCACCAGTAAAGTCATCGTAACGCTCAACGGATACTGCGCTCATTGCCCAAGAGTCGCTCCAAGCGTCTGCAACCAGCGACGCATAGTCGGATACTTGCGACCACCAGACATGATTACAGGCTGTGCACTAGACGCCTTCATCAAATCTCGTCGAGCGAGGGCAACGCCCTCCTCGAACGAACGCATGTACATTGCCGCAAGTTCAGAATCCTCTTGACGCTGATACACACGAGCCAACACAAAATAGGGAAGAAGAGCATGAAACCACTCATCAATGTCAATGGTCAAAGCAGAATTCGACAGCCATGTGTATGTCGGATTACGATACGCACGAACCGTTATCGGATACACGGCATCTGGCTTTGGCCAGAAATACAACTTGCCATCCCAAATCGAATAGAAGTAAGAACGGCTTGGGACATCCGTGTTACCAAGCCAAACCTCTTCAGCATTGTTGTGGTCAATTAGAGTGAATCGATTACCAGACGATGAAGTGTCAACAACCGAAATAATGTCTCGAATATCGCCAATGGTCGAGATGGTGTACTCTCGTTGCTGAGCAACCGTGTTGAATGTGTAAGTCTCTTGCAGGTATGGCCATCTACGCTCAAGCGTGTAAATACGCTGAAACCCTTCACGAGCAAACTGGTCAATGACCGAGTCTGGCAAGTCGGTCTCATCAAGGTCCGCCATCGAGCGGACTTGAGAGCGTAAAGTCGCAAGCGTAATGCTCATTTAGCCTGTCCCATAGAGCGCAAATGTCCGATGCAATAGTCGGTCCCCTTCGCCTTGGGACCTTCACAGGTGTCCTCGTTGCCCATGCAACGACCCCTGCCCAAATAGGGGGCAGAGGCAGTAGCCAGACGGGCACCATCCGCATGTGCTAGGCGCTGGTTGTTGACTGGTTGCCCATAGAGGGCGTGGGCTGGTTTAGCGTTTTTCATCATCAACCAATAGCCCTATTTGTTACCCAACTAGCGCTTTTTGGTTGGACCAGACTTTCCCTTGGTCTTTTGCTTTGACGCCAATTTGCCACTAGGCCCTTTTGCCGAATAGGAAGGATGATTGAAATCAACAATGTTCTTACTCTGCCATGATGGAAGAATTGGGTTAGTGCGTCCAAACTGTGGCTTAGTAAACGGAGTCTGAACCCCAAGTCTATTTTCGTAGCGTCCACCACGTTCAGCCCATTTTGCTTCACCTTGCATGCGCAAAGCCCTTGGACTCTTCATCAGTCTTCCACCAGCCCCACCAGCCCTCTTGGGTCGGAATTCATTTCCACCGTAATCGCCGTAGTCCCGATTTCCCTGAACTATGTCCTTGTCATCCCAGTATTTATCTTCTTCACTACTACGACGACGAGCAGATGGCGACCTTCTAGCCGCCTTCTTTGCTGGTGCTGACTTCTTGACAACCTTCTTAGTGGCCATTGCTTTCCTTTGTTGTTGGGGATAAGGGAGGGGGTTCCCCCCCTCCCAAATCCTATGACTGCAAAACCGACTAGGCGGTCTTTGCGGTCAACTTGCCTTGCTTCGCACGGTTGCGGCAGGTCAGGTTGCCGTAGCACATGATGAGTGCGTAACGGGCGTCGAGGTTCTCTGGGCGGACGAACTCCGTCTGAGCGAACCACTTGCCTGAGTGACCAACAAGCGTGAGGTACTTGCTGTTGAGGAAGTACACAGCACCTGCGGTGCAGTGGACATCGTAGGTCACAGGGGCGGCCTTGAACAGCAGGTTCTGGAATCCAGCATCTGCCGTCTTGGTGTCCGTGTAACGCAACTGTGGCTGCAACAGAGCCTCGTACTTCTCAAACAGGGTCTGAGTCGTGAGAATCATGTCTGGGTGGTCGTTACCAACCGACACGCTGTTGTAAGCCGTGGCCATCTGTGCAAGAGTGAGCGCACCTGCGGTGTTCTCCTCGTACGAGCGCCACCAGTCGTTGCCCTGACCGCTTGCCGAGTTGATTCCACCAACGGTGTTACCAGACTCGACGATGTTGGCGAGGCCGTTCCAGTTCTTGCCCGAGTTGCCGGTGCCATCCGAGAAGAACATCTGGTTGAAGCCTTCACGCATCGACTCTTCAGCCTGCATGATTTTGGCTTCGAGCAGGTTGATGATTTCCTGCTCGCCGTTGTTCTTCGCCTCTTCGATACCGGAGATTGCGATGGAAGCGGCGTACTGCTTCCAGTCGTACTCTGCGGCCGAGATGCCTTCCTGTGCGGTCAGCGAGATGGTGTCGTAGCCGCTGTACGAAGCCACGGTCGAGTTCTGACCGTAGATGAGCGGTTCGACAATCTTCGTACCGCCATTGAGCATGCGGATACGACCCTTGTCCATGAGGAAGTAGGTGAATGGGCGTGCGGTGAAGACGTTGTCGGTCAACTGTGCACGGTAGTTGGCGAGCGTTGTTGAGAGCAACGCATCGAAGTTGGCATTTCCAGCCATGTTGGTTCTCCTTAGAGGTTAGTGCTAGACGCTGTGTTGGCGTTTTGCCGCCTCGAAAGCATCTCGCAGGGATGTGATTGGTTTAGCCGACACATCTGCGGACTTAGCCGAAGAACCGCTACTCACAACACCCGCTTGACGCTTTGCCTGAATGACCTTCTTTGCTTCTTCGTCCTTCTTTGCTTTTTCCTGACGAATAGCGGAAGATTCACTCCAAACACGGTCAAACGCAATCTGCTTGTAGACAGCCTCCAAGTCGGTTGAGCCAATGGCCAAAGCCTTGGCAACAACCTCATTTGCGTCAAAGTCCGAGCCGTACCGACTCTGAAGCGACTGCACCGTTCTCTCAAGTTGGTCCATTGCCTTCTGCTGTTCGAAAGCCTGAATGCGCTGTTCCAAATGTTTGAACTGCTTCTCCACGGGGTCTGCGTACAGGTCTTCCTCTTCGGAAGGTGTCTGTCCAACACCGTAGTGTTGCGAAAGAAGTGCCAAAGTGCCCTGTGGGTCGTTTTGCAGGGCTTCCTGCAAAGCGGCACCAAATTGCACCTGTCGCCTTTGCTCACTCAACTCCTGAGTCTTGCGGGTATAGTCCGCCTGACGCTGGTAGCCAGAGAGCGCCTCCTTCAGCGGAACTCGAACTTCTTCTCCAGAAACGACCACGGAAACATACTTGTCTCCAAACTCGTCAACTGGAAGAAGGTCAATTTCCTCCTCGGTGAGGTTTTCAATTACATCCTGCGCCTCTGCAAGTTGTCCCTCATCCAACTGGACTGGGGCTTCTTCGGGCAGAACTTCATTGCTTATGTCATTGCTCATTTTTCGAGTCCTCCAAGGGTTGCTCTACTTAGTTGGGTATTTCGTTACATCCCCTGAGGTGGCATACCCATTTCGCCACCACCCTGCAACTGGGCAAGAATCTCAGGTGGCAACTGTTCGCCACCCTGCTCCATACCCGGCTGAGGCTGAGGAATACCTTGTGGCGTCACAGGCTGTGCAGGCATCTGTGGCTGAACCACAAACGATGCCGCAGAACGGATGCCAAAACCCTGCTCCAAAACATAGTTTGCCAACTTGGGCATATCAATAATCCCAGCCCCAGCAAACGGTGCCATTGCGTTGACCACCTGAAGAGCCATCTGACGCTTGAACGACTCATTTACAGGAGCCGTAGAACCAGCCTCAACCTCGTAGTCGAACTCGCCCGAAATGTAATCCTTGTCAAAAGTCAACCAAAGTGGCTTCGCACCCTGACCAGAAATACGGACAACCTGCTCACCAGTCATGTACTGCTGAGCAATAGCAACCAATCGTCGAGCACATTCAGCAATCGAGATTTCGATGATTGCCAACTTCTCAGATGAACGAGCATTTGCATTGTCCTGAATAATTCCAGCCTCCGTCGCAGTACGACGGATTTCAGGCATGCCACCACGCATATACTCAGAAACACCAGACACACGGTCGATGTCCGAGGAAATCAGATTGGACTGATTGTAAAACTCTGGTGGACTAATTACTGCTGGCATTGGTGCAATAACACCAGCCAGCGACTCCTCTGAAATAACTGGAACAAGAACATTGTCCTCATCAGACTCGAGGGCGCTACGACCCTCTGGGTCGAACGCCGACTCCTTGTACAACCACTTGCGTGAGAATCGCTTACGATGATTCATCATCTGTGTGCGAGTCTCATTCAACTCCAACTGAAGTGGCTCAATTGCCTCAAGTTCACCCATCGGATAAAAGTGGTCTGGAATGTCGTAGTTGCGCAACATCACAAACGGATGCCCAAACGAGAATGGAATCTCGGTTGGATTGACAAGAAACTTGTCAGAGCCAGCACAGAACACAGACATTGTGTTTCTGTCAATGTCGTACCACTCCCAAATTTCCACATACGCATCCTCGGCCTTCTCGGACCTGCGTGGCATGTACCCGTCCTGACCGAACTTTGAGTAATGCGATGGTGAAGCCTCATTGCGTGCGCTCGAGTTGTAACGCTTGTCCTTCTTGACTTCAACAAGTGGACGACGGACTCGCTGGGCAATCCAGCGAATGTCCGACATGCTCGTAGCATCCGGGTCAACAAACATATCAAATGGACTGACTCGTTCAACGAACGGTCTATCCTCTTTGATAATCAAATCTGACTCTGGAACAGACTCAACCCTGTCCTCAGATAACTCGTCGAAGAATCAAAGTTGGTTTCCTTGACTTTCTCTTCCTCAACAAAGCGATAACCAGTCTTTATCCAACCATGCCCAACAATGAGCATGTCCTTTACCGCACGACGAAATTCCTTTTGGCAGTCATAGTGCTTCCACCAGTAGTTCACAATTGTTTCAGTCAAAACACTCTTGTCGCTATCTGCGTAGCGACGAGCATTCACAGAAATCTTTGGGTAGTTGATTGAGACGGATGGTGCAACGACGTTGATGGTTGCAAAAGCAATATTGACCAGCATTCTGTCCTCTTCGCTAGAAGAAAGAAAATGCTTGCCACGATACAAATCAATCATGCGCTTCCACATGTCGTCGTAGTTCTCTTCCTTGCGCCAACGGCGAGACTGCTCCAACTTGTCTCGGTACTGGCGAAGTATTTCAGAATTAGCGGTTCTTGCCATTGTCATCCTTTGCTTTATGCCAGCCGATGTGACCGTCAATCTTTGTTCCTAAATCATCAACCTTGCGCCCAAGCATCCTCAACAAGATTTGACCCTGTGCATGCTGTTCGCTGTTTTCCTTGCGAACCTTCTGCATGAGAACTACTAGCGGTCCCGAAATAATTGCAACAATAATCGGAACCACAATAACTTCCACGGCATTACATCCAATTCGTCACAGGCTCAGCGTTGTAGCCATTTATCTTGGCTTGCTCAACAGTCTGGCGTTGACGCTCCCGAATCGTCGGACCGTGAAAGTCCTCCTGTCCGTGTGTGAATCCCAAACGGATGCTCTTTACATGGCATTTGAAGCAAATTGACCCACGACGAGGCAGTTCATCTGCCTCGAACTCGGTCAAACACTCTAGACAACGGAAGGATTTCATCGTTATTAGGCTATTTCGTTACTCTCTAGCGTTGAAAGCCCCGATTGGGGTTCGCTTCTGTTTGTTTTCCTTGACAATATGGCGTTCCCACCAACCCAAAGAACCCTTCTTCGGTTCCAAATCCAACCGATACTCGGGAAGCCACACATACTTCAGCATCTGATTACCAATTGCCAAAGACATCACCCTGTCGTCATGCGGAGAGCCATGCATCTTTCCGTTAGCCTCACGAACGAAAGTTCGCATCTCAGCAATAGTTTCCTTGTCAAGCAACAGTATGCCTTCATCACGAATCACAGCATTGAGTTCATCAATAGCCAACGGCTTAGAAACAGCCGTTGTACGCCAACCCATAGTTTCCGACACAGTTGGGGCACGATGGTTCATCTTGCGCTGGCGATACAGATTCCTGTACCCCACCCGTTGTAAACCCTTCAAAGTCGTCAAACCGTGGTTGTTCGACTCCACACCCAGCAGGGCGTAATTGTAGAAATATCCGATGGCTGGCAATACCTGCTCACCAAAGATGTCTGGGTCGACATGCCCATGCCAATGAGCAACAACCAGCCCTGTGTCAGCGGAAATCACATGAGCGGACGAGAAGTCGCCATGCCCCAAACCTTCTGCCACGTCAGCCCCAACCACATACGATTCCCCGACAGCGGGGAAGTCGTACACAGCAAACTCACCACCATCCTCAATGAACTCGTACACATTACGACCCATTGCCTTCTTGAGGTACCCCCGTTGTGGCGTGATTACATCAAT